TCAAGTCCGCCGCACCGGCCGCCGCCGGGCCGGAAAGAGGGGCCAACGATAAGGACGACACCGAGACCGATAAGGACGCCAACGAGACCGACGGGGAAGAAGATCCATCAGAGGAACAAGACGATGCATAATCCCATACTCAGCCAATTCACAACCGACAAATGGGCCATGGAGCCCACGGCCCTGCAAGCCTTCTTCCTGCGGTTGGGAGAACTCCGGGAAAACAGCGTCCTGCCCGGCATCGCCGTCCAGCAGACCACGTCCCTGCAAGTCGTCGGTGACACCGCCATCATCCCCATCAGCGGCGTATTGCTCAAGACCGTCCCCGGCTGGGCCAAAATCTGGGGCGTTAACGCCACCGGCTACGACGACATCCGCCAGCAGTTGGAGCAGGCCCTGGCCAAGCGTGACGTCAAACGCATCCATCTGCAAGTCGCCAGCCCCGGGGGCCAGGTCGCCGGCGTCATGGAAACCGGCGAGATGATCCGCGCCGCCCGCCAGGAAAAGACCGTCACCGCCACCATCGAGGACCTCGGCGCCAGCGGGGCCTATTGGCTCGCCAGCCAGGCCGAAACCCTCGACGCCAATGCCAACGCCGAGGTGGGCAGCATCGGCGTATACACCGCCTACATCGACTACAGTGCCATGGCCGAGGGCCTGGGCCTGAAGGTCATCGTCATCCGATCCGGCGAGCACAAGGGCATGGGCATCCCCGGCGCACCCATCAGTGACGCACAGATAGCCGCCGTCCAGGAAGTGATCGACGCCATGGCCGAGAATTTCGTCCAGGCGGTCGCCGCCGGTCGCAACTTGGACCCCGCCGGTGTGCGGGCCCTGGCCACCGGTCGACTATGGATTGCCACGGCCGCCCGGGAACTCGGGCTCATCGACGCCGTCATCGATAGCAACACCAACAACGAAACATCAAGCCAGGCCGAGACCAACGCATCCTCGGCCCCACAAGGAGACACCCTAATGACAGACACACAGACCGCCGCGAGCACGGAAACCAAGACCAACGTGGATCAGGCCGCCGTCACCGCCCAGGCCCAACAGGCCGAACGCCAACGCATGCAGGACCTCAAGGCCGAGTTTCCCAACGATCCGGCCTTTGCCATGGATCAATTCGCCGCCGGGGCCGACGTCACCATCGCCAAGGCCGCTTATTGCGATGTGCTGCGTGCACGGCAGCAGCAAGCCGACGACAAGGCCGAGCAAAAGACCACCGGCGCCGAGCCCTTGGAGCACAACGAGGCCGCCGGCAGCACCGCGTCCGGCGACTTCATGGCCGAGGCGCGCCAACTCTCGCGTGACCAGAAGATCAGCATGACCGACGCCATGCGTCAACTGTCCCGGGAAAAGCCGGAACTCTACGCCGGCTTCCAGGCCGGTCAGAACAAGCGCAAGCTCACCATCAAGGGCGGCAAAGCACGCCGAGTATAGTCAGCGGCAACGGGCCACCACCAACCGAAAAAAAACAGGAGTCAAAAATGAGTCAACAAGCGGACAGCCCGAAAACATTCGTGGCCGGTGAAGCCTTAAACGCATGGTGCCGCGTCAAAATCAGCGGATCGACCGTCGTCTATGCCGATGCCGGCGAAGCAGCCATCGGAGTGACGCAAATGGCGGTCGCGTCCGGCGGGAACGTGCCGGTGCGTATGAACTACCACGGTGGAAGTCACAAGGTCTTAACCGATACGACCATCAGCGCCGGTGCGTCTTTTTATGCGGCCGACAACGGGGAAATATCGTCATCGGCGTCAGGATCAGCGGTAGGCATCGCCTGCGAAGCAGCCACCACCGCCGGTGACATCATCGAGGTAATTCTAGTCGCCTAGCGTGAGGCTATTTCACGGTCCAATCGACTAGGTGAAACAAGGAGCAACCTATGAGTCAACAATGTGACAGTCCCAAGACCTTCATTGCCGGCGAGATCCTGGCTGCCTGGCGGCGGGTCAAGATCACCGCGGCCCAGACCGTCAGCTATGCCGATTGCGGCAACTACGGCATCGGCGTAACCCAGGCCGCCGCCGCCTCGGCGGCGAATGTCGATGTGCGACTGGACAACCACGGCGGCACGCACAAGGTCACCGCCGACGGCGTCATCAGTGCCGGGGCCGCGATCTATTCCGCCGACGACGGCAAGGTGTCCGCCAGCGTTTTCGGCTCTTCGATCGGAACGGCCGTAACGGCGGCCACCGCCGACGGCGATACGATCGAGGCGGTCATCATCACGCAGGCGCCGGCGGCCAGTTCGTCCAGCGTATCGAGCAGCCCGTCCAGTAGCGTATCGAGCAGTCCATCGAGCACGCCTTCGAGCAGCCCATCGAGCAGCCCGAGCAGTTCGCCGAGTTCGTCGCCCTCGGCATAACGATATAGATCCCGGGCTAGGTTTGGCCGCCGAATAGCGTTTCCGAGACGCCCGCCCGGATCTAAGTTTCTCTCGGAACAACTCCTGACTCGGAAAGGAGGTGACAAAACGAAACGAGTTAGGAGATAGCAAGATGCCTATTCAGCAAACCACCCGCGCCACCCCCAGAGAACAACTCGGCGTCGCCTTCCACGAGTACACACCGGAGGGCATGAACTTCGTCGCCACCCAGATCCTGCCCGGGAAGGACGTCGCCAAGAAAGCGGCTTACCTGCCGGTCATCACCCGCGAGAACATGAAACGCGCCGAGACCAAGCACGCCAACGGGGCCGCCTTCAACCGCGTGACCCTCACCAGCGAGGACACGGACTACGCCTGCGTGGACCACGGCCTCGAGGGTCAGTTGACCGACGAGGATCGTGAGAACTACGCCAGCGATTACGACGCCGAAGTCGAGACCGTCCAGAACGTCAAGACGATCATGCTGATCGAGCGGGAGATCCGGGTCGCAACCGCCATCTTCAACACCACGACATGGGCCACCGGCACCGCCGCCCTCTATACCGACGTCAGCTCCGCACCCTGGGATGCGGCCGCCTCCGATGTCATCGGTCACGTGCGTGCCGCCAAGGAGATCGTCCGCAGTAATACGGGCGTGATCCCCGATTCCATGGTCATCGGCCAGGTGACGTTCAACAACCTTATGGCCAATACCGCCATCCTGGGCAAGTTCCCCGGCGCGGTACTGATCACCGAGGACATGATCCGCCAGGCCATCGCCAGCATTCTGGGCATCCAGAACCTGATCGTGGGAAGCGGTGTCTATGACGGCGCCCTGGAAGGCCAGACCTTCTCCGGCACCGACGTCTGGAGTGACGACTACGCCCTGATCTTCAAAAAGCAGGCCGGCGGCACCAACGTCAACCCCGGCCTGGGCCGCCTCCTCAATTGGACCGGCGAAAACGGTCAACTCGCCAACGGACTCGAAACCGTCGTCGAGTACCGAGAAGAGCAGACCGAGAGTGACGTCTATCGGGTCCGCGATTTCTCCGTGGAAAAGATCTGGGATGCCTACTTCGGCCACCTGCTCAAGGTCGACGCCTAGGCAAGGAACCGAAACCCGTAGCGATAACCGCCCGGGCCGGCCGCGGACAACGGCGACCGGTCCGGGCGATAGATAGGAGATGCACGGTGTTGGATTCCGGAGACCGAGCCTATATCCACGAAGTATCGGTTAATGCAGCGTCCGAGGTCAGCAAGAAGCTGATCGAAGACCTGGTCAAGTGGCACATCAAATCATGCCCCCATGGCCGCACGATCTACGCGGTCAAATGGTCGGTCATCGGGGCTTGTATCGTCTCGGCTATCGGCGGCGGCACAGCGATGGCTGCCCTATTGAAGGTGATCGGCCCATGAGTCTCGCGGCGAGCCATACCGAAGCCTGGGCCGCCGCCAAGGCCGCCATGGGCGTCAGTGCGACCTATGACGGCACGCGATCGATTACCGTCGTACAGCGATACACCGCCGACGATATGGGCCAGCCGGCAGGTAGTCGCCACCAGTCACCCATACAACAATTATCCGTCGACAACGACGCCACCACCGGCATCGCCGCCGACGAATTCGTGCCGGGCAAGACCGTGACACTAACGCCCCGGTCCGGGGCCACGGCCCGCGACTTTCGCCTGACCCGTATCGTCAAACAGAACGCCATTTTCGTCACCTACGAGGCCCACTAATCCATGGATCGCATCGAAATTAAAATCGACGAGCAGACTATCCGCGAAGCCCAGCGGATATTGCGGGCCATCCCCGGCGGGGTCGAGCGGGCCTTTCCTCGGGCAATCAATCGCGTGGTCGACAGTGCCGCCACCGATATCAAGCGACGGGTGGGTCAGATCCTGCCGGTGCCCCTCGGCGAGATCGCCAAGGCCATCGCCAAAGTCCGGGCGTCACGCTCCAACTGGTACGGGGCCATCGGGGGGCACTACTATCGGGTGCCGGTCAGCAAGTACAAGGGGACACGTCAAACCAAGCAGGGCGTCACCTTCAAGTCCGCGCGTACGCAGGCGCGGGAGCTGATCGAGGGAGGGTTCTTCGCCACCATGAAGAGCAGTCACCGGGGCGTATTCGTGCGAGCCAGTTACACCACTGGAAAAGAGGGAACCATGATGCGGAATAAAAATAAAGAGGCGATCTATCAACGTCGTGGCCCCTCGGTGTGGAAGGTCATCACCGATCGTGAGGGCCTACTGGCCACCGTGATGGAAAAGGCCGGGGGTGGACTCCAAAAGCAGATCGATGACCAGGTCGGCGTCGAATTGCGCAGGTGGGCCAAACGATGAGCGAGCCCATCCTGGAACAAATCGCCCAGTGGATCGCCAGCGCCGTTGACGGCGTCAGCGACGATACCGGCACGGTATCGCTAAACGTAGTGCGCTCGACCATGATCGACTGGGAGCTGCCCCAGTTCCGTCACGGGGATGTGCTGCTGGAATTGGAGTCCATGGACGAAGACACCGAACACGGCAGCCTTGATGCCCGCGTCGAGATCGCCACATGGGCCATCTACGGCATCGTGGTAACGCTACCCGACGACACCGCCGCCGATACGATCCTGGCCCGCACCAGCGAGACGATCCGCCGTGCCCTATTGGCCGGCAACACCGCCGGAAACCAGGCCTGCGACGGCCTGGCCATCCAGATCGATTGTCCCTCCACCCAGTATGCCCGGGCGCCGGGCATGGCCCTGGCCGTGGTGACATGCAAAGTGATGTATCAAACGCGGATCCTCGATCCGTACCAACGATAAGCAAAGGAGTATCTTATGAAGAACCTGCAAACCGGATACGGCGGCACGCTAGTGGGCAGCATCATCGGCACCATCGGCAACATCGTCAGCGTCAAGCCGCCCAAGCGATCGTCCGAACAACTGAGCCTGCACTGCATCACCGACGGCAGTCAGTGGGCCAGCAAGACCCTGGGCAACAAGGACGGCGGCGAGTGCACGGTCTCCTGCAAATACGACCAGCACCAGCATTCGACCATCTACAACCAGGCGGGCGAGGAATCGAGCCGTCAGGAGTTCACCCTCAACACGCCCGAGGGATCCACCTACGTGTTCGAGGCACTGATCGCCGACTGCGATCCCAGCGCCCTGGAATCGTCGTCACCGATGACCTACGACTTTGTCCTGGCCGTCGATGGAGAACCGGCCTTCACCTCACTAGCCGTGGCAAGTTCCTCGGTATCGTCGAGCCCGTCGAGCACACCGAGCGCATCCCCGTCATCGAGC